AATTAAGAGAACAGATAAAGAAAATAGTACATAGTCAACCAATGTCACTAAAATTAACTAAACTAGAAGTAAAAATAAAAATATATGAAAATTGGTATACAAAGAAAGGTGAAATAAAAAGAAAAGATGTATCAAATAGAGAGAAATTTTTAATTGATTCAGTATTTGATGCATTAGGAATAGATGATAAATTTATATTTAAATCAACAATGGAAAAGATTCAATCAGAAGAAGAAGAATCAATAATAGAAATAAAAAACATGGAATTCAAATGACAGACATAGTAACAATGGTACTAAGTGAAGAAGTAGCAAAACAATTCCCAAGCGAAATAACTGTAGAGTTAGATGGAGAAGAAAGAATGTACTTTTTATCATACAGGGCTCATATGAAAGATTTAGAGGATCCAACACATATAATGATAGAATACAGAGACATCAGAGAAGAGATGGGAGATTTAATAAGATATGAAAGGAAGTATAAAGAATAAATGCAAATAGAAAACATACCAGCAAAAGACATAAAACCATATGCTAAGAACCCAAGAAATAATAAGAGGGCAGTAGAAATAGTAGCAAAAAGTATAGCAGAGTTCGGATTTAAGAACCCAATAATTCTAGACAAGAACAATGAGATTATAGCAGGACATACAAGACTTAAATCATTACCAAGAGTAAAAGAATTATTAATTGAAAAATTAGAGAAGTTGGTAAGTAAAAATGAATTAGATAAAATCGGAGCAATACAAGACAGAATAGATAATATAGATACAGTACCAGTAATATGGGCCAAAGACTTAACAGAAGACCAAGTAAAAGCATTCAGAATAATGGATAACAAGTCAACAGAGTACGCAAAATGGGACTTTGACATATTAAAAGAAGAATTTAATACAATGACAACACTAGAATTCACAGGATTCACAGAAGCAGAGATAGACAAAATCATAAATGATGATGAAAAGTTCACCACAGGAGACAAAGAACCAAAGTATGAAGTAAAGACAGGAGACATATATCAATTAGGAAAACACAAACTCATATGTGGAGATTCAACAAAGGAAAAAACCTATCTGTCACTACTACCTCGCGGTACGGACATCCAGTGTGTATTTACAGATCCACCATACGGTGTAAGTTACACAGGCACTAATAATCCAAATGGAAGAGACTGGAAAATGATAGAAGGAGATGGATTAAGAGGAGATGGATTATATGATATGTTATTTGAATGTTTTAAAAATTTAAACCAACATTTAGTAAAGAACGGTGCATTATACATATTCCATGCAAGTTCAAACCAAATAATATTCGAAAAAGCAATGAATAATGCAGGATTCCAAGTAAAACAGCAACTAATATGGCATAAACATCATATTTTGGGCCACAGTCACTACCATTGGTGTCATGAACCTATGTTCTACGGATCAAGAATAAATGAGAACCCAGAGTATTTCGGAACACGGTGTAATAAAACTACACTAAATAATATAAATCCAGACGAAATGACACAGGAAGAATTGGTAAAGTTTGTTAAGACAATCAAAAGCCAAAGTACATTATGGGAGATAAAGAAAGATTCAACCAAAGAATACATCCATCCAACACAGAAACCCACTAAATTGGCACAGAGAGCAATTCTAAACAGCAGTAAGAAGGGTGATAACATACTCGACCCATTTGCAGGTAGTGGAAGCACACTGATGGCCTGTGAAGAACGTGATAGAATTTGTTATACAATAGAGATGGATCCTACTTTTTGCAGTCATATTATAGAAAGATGGGAAAACGCAACAGAGCAAAAACATATTAAATTAAACACCTCAGTTTCCAATGGAAAATAATTAAAACTATACAATGGTAAAAATAAACTTAGTAAAATTCAAATTAGCTTTAGAAGACAGTGGCGGTGTCATAACTACAATAGCAAATAGAATGGGCGTAACAAGAAAAGCAGTGTATGATTATATGGAAAAACACAAAGAGTTATATGAATTAAAGCAACATGAAGAAGAAAAGATACTAGACATGGCAGAGATAAGTCTATTTAGTCAAGTAAAGAGCAGAGACTTTGCAGCAACAAAATACATATTAGGTACAAAAGGAAAGAATAGAGGATATGTAGAAAAGCAAGAAGTAGAACACTTAGGAAAACAAGACATGACAATCCAAATAAACATACCAAAGGAAGTAAAAGACTTAATTGAGGCAGAAAATAACGATAAAGCGAACTTGGGAGGGAAAAATGAAGACTGAGAAAGAGTGGTTAGTAATATATCATGAAGTTCGTAAGTTATACAAAGATGGGAATAATTGTGTAAGATTAAAACTAGGACAATTTAGACATGATGATATTTGGGGATGTATAGAGGTGTTACTAGCTACAAAAGAAAAACTAAGAAAAATGTTAGATATTGCAGATAAATATAATTTAAGGTTTGATTTTCAACGTAATAATGAATTTATGCTATTTGAAGAGTATTCGCAAATTGCAGAAGGAGCGAAGAAATGAATAGAGAAGAGCAAAAAAAAGTAATTGAAATAGATATGGATGAGTTCGAGAATGGATATATGGATGGTAGAACTCCAAGCGCAAGACTTAATCATTATATAAGATGTTTTCCTGCTGATATGTGGCTAAATACAATGGTCCATAGATATAATACTATTAGAGAAGAACGGGAGAAACAATGAATGAAATCAGATACTTCAGTATGTTCTCAGGAGTCGGAGGATTTGAACTCGGACTTAAAAGAGCCTCAGATAAAATTTGTAATGGGGATGGGGAAAGTGAGGAAGGGAATTGATGAACAAGGAAACAAAGTAAAAATGTCAGACACACAAAGATACAAACAAATGGGAAACGCAGTAACTACTAATGTAATTAAAGCGGTAGGAGAGAAAATTTCGCTTTTTGAAGAAACTACGCTGGAGAAATAATGAAAACTTTTGATTTAACTCCGAAACAGGCCCGTGCTTACATTAAATTAAAGGATAAGACTACCAAGGAGATAGGCTATGGAGGCGGCGCGGGCGGTGGTAAGAGTATATTGGGCTGTTTATGGATACTAACACAGTGTATAGATTATCCTGGCACTGCGTGGGTTATAGGGCGTAAAGAACTAACTAATTTAAAAAAAACTACTTTATTGTCATTTTTCCAGGTAGTGCAGATACTAAATTTAAATGCAGAAGAAGTGTTCAGTATGAACTCGCAGACAAATATAATTACTTTTAAGAACGGATCAAGAATATTTCTAATGGACATGAGTCATCAACCAAGCGACCCACTATATACAAGATTTGGTGGATTAGAGATAACAGGAGGCTTCGTAGATGAGTCAAATGAAAACGAACCACAATCAATAGAGATACTAAAAACACGTATGGGTAGATGTAAAAATAAGGAATATAATTTAATACCTAAACTACTAGAAACCTTTAATCCCTCTAAAAATCATGTGTATCATAGATATTATAAGCCATTTAAGGATGGTAAACTACCAAAGCATAGAACATTTATAACAGCATTGGCCACAGACAACCCATATCTAGACCCATCATACATAGAACAGTTAAGAAATGCAGACAAAGTAACAAAAGAAAGACTACTTTATGGTAATTTCGAGTATGATGACGATCCAACCAAGATATTTGAATATGAGAAGATATTGGAAATATTCTCTAACACATGGGAAAAGATAGAAAGACATGAGGACCAGTGGTATTTAAGCTCAGATGTGGCAAGAATGGGTAGGGATTACAGTGTGATAATAATATGGCAAGGACTATTCATAAGAAGAATAGTATACATCCCTAAGAACACACTAACAGAGCTAGCAGAGTTAATAGAGAATTTATGTGCTAAGTATAAAATATCAATGAGCCATGTGATTATAGATGAAGACGGAGTAGGTGGTGGTGTAGTGGACATATTAAGAAAGAAGTACCAAACAGTTAAAGGATTTATTAACAACTCAACATCTATGCAAACAGATATAGAAAAGAAGTTATATAATTATTCTAACTTAAAGACACAGTGTTATTTTAAGCTAGCAGAGTATGTCAATAAAGGAATTATAGGTTGTTATGAATGCGAGCCGTTTATAGTAGAAAAAATAATGGAAGACCTAGAGCAGATAGCACAAAAGGACCCAGACAAAGAACGTAAGATACAAATTTTAAACAAGGAAGAAATAAAGACTAAGCTAGGTAGAAGTACAGACTTCTCAGATGCAATGATGATGAGAATGGTTTTTGAGTTAACTTCTAAATATAAGCCTCTTATAGGGTAGTATATAGCTGTAGTCTTATGTTTTAAATATCAAACTAATATCTATCTTTATGGTAAAAGTACCCTATAAACCAGCAATTGCAGTAACAGAGAAAGACAGACAAGTAAGTTTTAAAGAAGAATTTAAAGGAGAAGTGTTTGATGTGCCAGTAAAGTTCCCAAAAGGACTAGGGGCAGAACATCCATTTGAGTTCTCAGACTTTGAAAAGATATACAAAAAGGTTGGATTAGTATCTGGTGGAGTAAATAAGATAGTAGATGAAATAGTAGGAGATTTCAACGTAGAGGCAGATAATGTAAAGGCCCAAACAATTCTAGAGAGCTTCATAAATGACTCAGATTTTAAAATATCATTAAAGCCATGGATTAGAGAAGCAGTGCTAAAGGGTAATGGATTTATGGAGATAGATGCTAAAGAAAGCCAAGTAAGAGTAATGAATGCCAACAGTATGTATGTAAGACGTAATAAAAAAGGAAAAGTTCTAGGATTTAATCAATTCAAAGGAAGTATGGCACACTTTTCAAGGGATAAAGATAAGGTTGTTCCATTTACTACAAAGGAGATGGTACACCTAAAAATCAATAAAATACCAAATGACCCATATGGAATAGGAATAGTATATGCAAATGAAAGAGTAATAGAAAATATTATACTTAATGAACAAGACAATCAAAAATTAATAAGCCGTAAAGCAGGAGCTCCAATTCATGTAAGATTGGGAGTAGGACAAGGAGCAGTACAACAGGAAGATATAGACACGTTTAAGGGTAATTTACAATATATGCAAAATTCAACAGAATGGGTGACAGATGGCTCAACAGAGATAAGCACAATAGACTTCTCTGGGATAGGTGATAATATAATTAAGAATTTAGATCACAACATAGAAATGCTTGCAGCAGGAATGGAGATACCATTGGTATTATTCGGAAAAGCAAACGTACCAGAGGGACTAGCAAAAGCACAAAAGGAAATATTCAACAGAAAGATTCAAAGTATCAGAGAAGAGATAGAATCAATTATAGAAATGATATTTAAGCAAATCTTATTAAAAAACAACTTAGATGCAAAGATAGACTTCACCTGGGAGTTGCCAACAAACGAAGAAAAGAACTTAAGACTATCAGAAATAGAAAAAGCTCTTAAAAATACATTCTTAAGCGAACCATTAAAGGCAGCATTAGAAATAGAGTACGCAACTGTCGTAGGATTAGACGATTTAGTTAATATACTAACAAAGCCAAAGGATGCAGAGCAAGTAACAGATGATAAGCGTAAAAAAGAAGAAGCAGAACTAAGACAACCAGAGGTGCCTGGAGTAAAGCCAACAGCCAAGACACAGAAAGCAGAGGTAGAAGTAAAAGAAATCAAGAAGCCACATAAGCACACAGATGAATGTGGATGCAAGACACTAACAGAAGCAGAACTACAACACATGACCATAAGAGACTATGCCAACATAACAGAACTACCAGGGTTCAATTACTCAGACTATTTAATATCAATACTAAAGAGATTAAAGGTAGACAAGTTCGAGCAATTAAGAGCAGTAACAGAGACAGATGTACTAGA